GCCGTATGGTGTTGGATGCACATAACATGTCGGATCCTACACCGCAAAAAATTCGCGCTTTAATTGAAGCTTGGGTTGAACGGTACGAACCGATGGAGTTGCGTATCGAAATCAACGCACATCAGAAGGCGTACGAACTGGACACTGAGCTGAATCAGTATTTAGCTTCGCATGGTGTGCGTTTGAACTCGCACTTCACTGGCCGTAACAAATGGGATACCGCTTTTGGTGTGGCAGCTATGTCCACCTTGTTTGGGTCTATTCGTGACGGCAAATTCCAAGGCGACAACATCATAGAGTTGCCTGACCATCAAAGCAATGAACATTTCAAAGCGTTGATCAACCAGCTTATCACCTGGAAACCTGACACTAAGGGTGCTACTGACCTTGTGATGGCGTTGTGGTTTTGTGAGATCAGGGCACGTGAACTGATTCAGCAGGGTGTTAACCGCCAATCGCATTTGAATAACCGTTGGGCTTCCAGGCGGGCGAATGCAAATAAGTTTGTTGTCAACTTGAACGATGTTGCTACTGAAGATTACACAATGTTTCTGTAAGGATTATAATGGCTCTTTCGATTAGTGCGGTTGCAGACCGTGTTGAGGCTCTGCGTACCCGTTTCGCTGAACGTGATCAGCGTATGGGTGATGTGCTTGCGATTCGTAAGGGCAACCTGACGGCTGTTGCAGGGGACTATTTCCCTGAAGGCATGGAACAGCCCATGATTGCAAACTTCATTGACGTTGCAGCCCGTGACCTTGCAGAGCTGTTAGCTCCTTTGCCTTCTTTCAACTGCTCTACCGCATCTTCTGCGGATAAAGAGAAAGAGTTTGCTGATCGCCGTACGATGATCGCAAACCATTACATTGAGTATTGTAATCTTGCAACCCAAATGTATACGGGTGCAGACTGGTGGTTCACCTACGGTTTCTTGCCGATTATTGTTGAACCTGACCTTGATGAAGGAATGCCACGTATCCGCATAGAAAATCCACTAGGTTTCTATCCTGAATATGACCGCTATGGGCGCGTGGTTTCCTTCTCTAAAAGGTACATGAAAACTGTTCACGAACTTATTGTGGATTTCCCAGAGTATGAGTCTGTCATTCTTGGCCCTAACGGTCGTGAACATGCAGACTTACATGCTCGTATGGAACTTGTGTACTACCAGGACAAAGATCAAATCCTTTTGTTTGTCCCTGAGCGTGGTAACTTTCCACTGTTGCAGGCTAAAAACCCTATGGGTAAAGTCATGTGCCGTATCGCACGTAAACCAGGGTTAGACCCTGACGATGTGCGTGGACAGTTTGATGACATTGTGTGGGTGCAGGTTGCACGTGCGCGTTTCGCTAACCTTGCTATGGAAGCTGCAGAGAAATCTGTGCAAGCACCTATTGTTGTGCCAACAGATGTTGACGATTTTGCTTTCGGCCCTGATGCTATTCTTCGCACACAGAACCCTGCGGGTGTTCGCCGTGTAGGTTTGGAACTTCCAACGGGTGCTTTCACCGAACAGTCCATTCTCGAAGGTGAAATGCGCCTTGGCGCACGATACCCTGAAGGCCGTTCCGGTCAGATTGATGCCAGCATCATCACCGGTCAGGGTGTTCAAGCTTTGATGGGTGGCTTTGACAGCCAGATTAAAGCAGGACAAACAATCATTGCTGACACCATGAAAGAAATTGTTTCACTTGCTTTCGAAATGGATGAACTGTTGTTCGCTTTCGATAAGGAAGTTTCTGGTTTCTATCAGGGTGCGCCGTACAAGTTTAAGTACAACCCTGCACGACATGTGAAGGGTGACTACACCATTCAGGTTCGCTACGGTTTGATGTCGGGTCTTGATCCGTCTCGTGCTTTGATTTTCTCTTTGCAGGCGTTGCAGGCAGGTTTGATTTCCCGCGACCTTGCTATGCGTGAACTGCCTTGGCCAATGAACGTGTCTGAGGTGCAGAAAACCATTGAAGTTGAACGTCTACGCGATCAACTGTCAGGCAGTTTCGCTGCTATGGCACAGGCCATCCCACAGATGGCTTCACAAGGCCAAGATCCAACAGGCATTATTTCTAAAATTGCAGATGTTATTCAGCAGCGCAAAGATGGTGTTTCGATTGAGGATGCTGTCACTAAAGCATTCACACCGGAACCAGCCCCTGCACCTGCAGCACCCGCTGCCCCTGCTGCACCGCAAGTTTCTCCTGCAGAGATGATGCCGTCAGTTGAGCCTCAAGCACAATTAGCTGCTCCTGAGTCCGTTGCCCCTGCAGGAGAACCCACACCACAGCAGGCTCCGCCTGACATTGCAAGTATTTTAGGAATGCTAGGAGCATAACATGTCTGAAGAAGTTTCTGCCGAAACAATTTTGGGGGACTTCCTCTCAGAGAATGCTACTAACTTCATCAACAAAGATGGTGCGTTTTGCACAAACTTTGTTTTAGCTGCCGAATATGTGGATGCTGACGGACAGTTCTGGACTCTCGTATTGAAAGACGAGAAGATGCCAGTCTGGAGACATCTCGGTTTAGTGCAGCACGTTTTAAATAATGAACTTTATTCCCCTGAAGAAGAAGAAGATGGTGAGTTTTAATGGCACGTGGCGGATACCGCAAACCATCTAATCCTGCACCAGTCTCAGGCCCAGGCGCATTGTCTCGCCGTACCGATGGTGGCCCAGGATCAAAGCAGGCCATGCAACCAATTCGCACCGGCAAGTATGGTGAGTCGAAGCAGTTGATGGAACAGCAGCAAGGCGCACCTATGGCAGGTAACCCTGCCCCAACACCACGTGTACAAGCACCTGCAGCTCAACCTGCCCCACGTTTGACACCTTTGCTTGCTCCAACGGAGCGACCACAGGAAGCTGTGACCGCAGGTTTGCCTTTCGGCCCAGGTGAAAACGATGTTCCTGTTTCTGCAGCCGTTCGCGCTACTGCCGCTCAGCAAGGTTTCGAACTTGCTTCAGCTTTGGAACCTTTACTTGAGTACGACACCACAGGTAACATCAAGTTTCTTTACCAGATTGCGGTGAAGCGTGGTTGGTAACAAGGCTCAAATTGAAAACGAAGAACTGAAAAGCATTGATCTTAATGCGTTGAAGTCGCAGAAGCAGTACACGAACGACATTAAGTATGTTTCTGCTGTGACTGGTGGCGGTTCTTTGCCTTCGTATCGGCTGCAACAAATTCAGTCAGAGTACAATCCTTCACAGGAAGCTATTGAGTTTGCCCAAAATTGGGATCGTCTCCCACAGTGGCAGAAGGATAAATGGTTTTCTGAAAACAAGAAGGAACTTGAACTTAAAACTGCTACCCGTAAACAGAATTGGGCGTACGCAACCCCTAATGTGAAGCAGGCTGCCATCAGCAATGTTGGTCAGGTTGTCGGTGCGCAGAATCTGAACTGGGGTAAAGCGTTCGTCAACAACCCTGATGTTGCGTTGGCTGCTGCAAAAGCTTTGAACAACGGTCGCATTGACATGAAGCAGATGAAAACCCTTGAGGATGCTGTTGAGCTTGTTGATTTGACTGTGAAACTTTCACAGGTTGCTTCCGATACGAAACGCCAAGAACTTTTTGATCGCCTTTCCACCCCTCAGAAGATGGCTATTGTTGCTGTTTCTGATGCAATGTTCCAGGAATGGCAGAACAGCATCTCCGATGTTAAAGATGAGAGTGCAGGTTTCCTCTCTAACCTTTGGGGTGCGACAGGTTCAAAACTTTTCGATGGTCTTATCTGGTTGAACGATCAGGCACAGCATGTTTACCGTACAGGTTTTTACTCTCTTCGTGAGCAGGTTGATCCCCTTACTGCTTGGCGTGACACCGAAACCGGTTCAATGGATGTTGAAGCGTACAATGGTTTGGTTGCCAAGTATGGTAAACTGAATGTTGATGTTGTTCGTGATGCTGTGCAGGCTTTCAACGATCCTGATGGTTTTGCTACGCTTGTTGAAAAGTATGCTGGCAACGATGCTGCTTTGCAGATCATTGACCAGATTGTTTTGCAGGATGAGCGCACACCTGAGATTGACAACTTGTTCAACGAGGTTGGCAATGTTACCCGTGACGATTTGGGTAACATGGTTGCTGATGCGCTTACACCTGAGTCGTGGCAGGGTAACCAGGTTTGGCAACTTTTAGATAAGGGAACAAACTTTGCTGCCGTCTGGTTTGGCGACCCAACACTTATCGGTGGCAAGGCTATTCGTTCGTACCGAATTATGAAGTATGGCATTATGCGTAATGTCGGTACAGGTAACATGACACGGTTGATGGATCGGCCTGAAGTTCAACGACTTTTCAATGGCTTTTCCGATGACGTTTTGCGTTATGTTGATGAACCTGACATTGTGAATGCACAAGTTTTGCGCAACGATATTCGAATCAAGTATGGCAAGTTTTTTACTGATGATGTCATTGATGACTTTTCAGGTTTCTTGAAGTCTGCCCAGTCTGCCTACGCAACACCACATGCTGCTTGGCGTGGTTGGATTACCGAACATGAAGGTGTTGAAAAACTTCTTTTAGGTAAAGCCGTTCGCTCAGATCGCGTTTTGATGCCACATGCTTCCGCAGCAAAGATGGCGCGTACCCAAAAGTATTTAGAACTGCGCAAGAAACTTACGTTTACTGGCCCAGACCTCAAGTTTATTCGCGACCTGTTTGGCCCAGAAGTCAAAGCAACAATGGATGACATCCTTGCAGATCGTGAACTTGTTGCAATGATGCGTCAGTCGCAGGTTGACAACTTTGTTGATGCCATGCTTCAACCAGAAATTCGTTCAACTATCGCTTCACGCTACGGTGTAGATCTTGAAACTGTTGTTTTGCGAGCTGA